TGCATAACCCATATTACTATTTAGTTTCAACGAATGAAGAGCCTGAAAAAGTAATACCTATGTCTGAGGGCTTAATAACTATGAGTTTTGATGATTTCGATATATTACGGATTACCCCTGATATTGAGGGGGATTGGGTTCAAATAGTTATTGCTATTGTTGCTATTGTCCTTGCTGCTGCTGTAATTCTTTTAGCCCCGTCACCAGAGTTCGATTCAGATCCGTCCGAGGCGCAAAGAAAAGATAGCTCACTATTTAAGGGCCCTCCAAACATTAACGAGCAGGGCGGTTCAGTTCCGTTAAATTACGGCAAATCATTAGCGGGTGGGGTTTCCATATCCGCAGGGTTGTATGCAGAAGATGCTTAATCAATTAATGACTATCAGTGGTGATGGTGGCGGTTCACCACCTAAACCCCATAATCCTGTTGAGGCAGACGATACACTATCTAGCAAGCAACGCTTAAGAATGTTGTTTGTGGTGGGCGAAGGTAAGATCAAATCTATTAATGATGTATTTGTTAATGGCACGCCAATAGATAGATTTGATGCAACATGGGAATATAGAGACGGCACAGTTGATCAGTCTGTTATTTCTGGATTCTCCCAGGTTGAAGCACCAAATATCCCCTCTGTTAATGCAGAGTTATTGTATGGCTTGCCAATAGCAAGAGAAGTTTCTAGTAATAATGTTGATGCTGTAAGGGTAACATTAAAGATTAACGGTCTTAGTAAGATAACAGCTATTGGTGATAAGGTCGGGCATTCCGTAAACCTAAGAATAAGCACCCGAAAGGATGCCAGTGATGTTTGGACGGTTCAAAAATTAATCACCAAAACAGGCAAAGCGTCAAGTATATACAAAATGGATATACGTATTGAGCGACCTGCTAATGCAGCTGGCTCAACATGGCAAATACAAGCCGAACGCACATCATCAGATGATGCGGATAGCAAATCAATAAGCCCTACATTCTTTGATAATTTCACAGAAATACAAGACGTTGCTCTTAATTACCCACACAGCGCTCTATTGGGTGTGGTGTTTAACAATGCGGTGGAATTGGGAGGTGAGTTGCCTGAAATTTCATGTGAAGGAGAGTGGAGAGAGGTAAAAGTACCAAATGCAGCTGCTTATGATGCTGTTAATAGAGAGTACACAGGAAGTTCGTGGAGTGGTGGCTGGGCTTTATCAAAAGTAAGTACTGATTGTTTGGCTTGGGTGGCGTTTGATGTATTAACAGATGCTAGAGCAGGGCTAGGTATATCAGAGGCCGAAATAAACAAGTTTAGTTTTTTTGATTTTGCTAAAGAGTGTGATGAGTTAATTGATGATGGTAAAGGTTTGGGAACGCTTGAGCCTAGGTTCTCGGTCAATAACCAATTTTTTAGACGGGAAAACGCGGCAACCTTTTTAACCTTTCTCTTTGCCCTAGGTAATTTTAAGCTTTATACCGATGAGTTTGGCTTAATTGCTATTACCAGTGATGCCCCCGCTGATGCTACTAAAATCGTCAACAACTCTAATGTGATTGATGGTGTATTTGATTACAAAGGCAATGAGTTAGATGATACTTTTTCTAAAGTAAACGTCACATTTAACGATCCAGAGGATAAATACAACACCACCACTATTACAGAAACCAGACAGGATAGGTTAGATAGATACGGTGTCATTCCATCTGATTTAGTTCTAGTGGGCTGCACATCAGAAGGTCAAGCAAGAAGAAAAGCAAAGTGGATGCTTAATGGACCAGATGGCATTATTAATTTTAAAACAGGCCAGGAAGGTTTTATTTATCGGATGGGTCAAATCATCACGGTAATGGATAACAAGCGTAAAAATGTTGAGCAACAGGGGCGTGTTTCCTCTGCTTCATCTGATGCCAGCTTCACTACAATTGTTTTAGATCGTGAATTTGTTTTATCCAACCAATCTTATTCAATCATTTGTTATGGTGAGGATGCTGAGACGGTTTATGAAGCTCCTATTGTTGAAACCAACGTAACAACTAATACTATAACAGTTAATGTGCCTGGGCCATTGCCAAGCAACCCAAATCCAAACAGTCCATTTATTATTGTTGGTGATATAGCCCCCAGCTTGTTTAAAGTGGTTTCAATTGCTTTAGCGGATAATGATGATTTTACCGTAACAGGCACCACTTACGACCCAGATAAACGAGCGTTAATTGAAGGTGGCATAGTTAATCGCAACCCACAAACGCCTTTTATTAATACAGAAGGCTTTTTGGTTGAGCCAGTTGAAAACATTGTTTTTAATGAAATATTCGCAGCATCAACAGCCGCTAATATCAGCAGAATTAGCGTAACATGGGATTGGGATATTGACAGCTCATCTGAACTATCAGCAGCGTTTCAGTACACATGGAGGCGAGACGGTCTACCATTTAAAGCGCTAGAAACAACAACACTTAAAGAGTTTGAAATTGATAGTGTTGTGCCTGGTGTTTATGAGGTTGTAATAACTGCATTTAATCCCCGTGGTATTAGTTCTGTTCCGGTTATTGCCTTATATAATTTTAGAACCACAGAAGCGCAATCAACCCTAAAGCCACCGACTGATTTATTTGTAATTAATACGGTTGGAACTACGTTTCAAACTAGAGACTTAAGCATAAGTTGGTTTTATGACTTGGATAACGATGATCGAACTTTAGTTAATGATTCATTGCTAGATTATGTGATTGAAATATGGAGTGCAGGGGTTCTAAAAAATAGCTATACCGAAGCGCCTAACGCGGATAAAAACGGCCTGTTTACCTACACTTTTCAGGACAACGAAAACGATCATGGTACAGCTAGCCGAAGTATTGAGGTTAGGGTATATTCTCGCGATACCGTGGGCGATGTTTCGCTATCAATAACAAACACTTTTACCAATCCGGTACCACCTGTTGTTTCGTTTTCATTATTAGCAGGAACAGGCGCGGCTTATGTTGATATAACACCATCATCTGACCCTGATACAGCAGGTTATTTAGTCTATAGAGACACATCAAGCATTAGCTTTACACCAAGCGCATTAAATCTTAAGTATGATGGCCCTGATAACTATATTGCATTGGGTGGAGATTCAGGTGTTGAATATTTTTACAAGGTTGCCGCTTATGACTCGTTTGGGAAATCATCACCAAATTTGTCAGGCGGTCAGTCATCAACAACACTCGCTGCTGAGACTGATAAATTTGCTTTTACAGGCTTACAATTCACACCTAATTTACCCTCAGTAAACAGCGTTGCTTGGGCAGCTGGAACGGTATCAATGAATGGTGCCTCACCTGTTGCAATATCGGCAGGAAATGCAGCATGGACGAGTGGCACTTTATATATTTATTTTGATAAAGACACCGTGGCCTTTGGCTCAACAACTGATATTACAATTGCGGTCCAAAAATCTCAAATTATTGCGGCTTATGAGGGCGGTTTAAACCTAAATGGAGGGGATGGAACAGCGTTTTTTAATGGCGCTCAGTTATTGGCACAAAGTATTGGGGCTAGTCAGCTGGTTACTGATACGGCAATTATTACCCAGGCGGCTCAAATGGCTAGCGCTATCATTAACAATGCTCATATTGAAGATTTGGCGGTTGATGATGCAAAAATAGCTAATACATTGGAGTCCACAAATTACGACCAAGCATTAGGTTTAGGCTATAAGCTTGATAAGCTGGGTGGTCAAATGACCATTAACGATCTTATTTTTAAGTCTCGTTCTAGTGCGGCAGTTGAGCACATGGCGATTAATAATGAAGTCATTGAGATATTTGATAATGCTGGAAACACAAGAATTAAACTTGGAAAGCTGGCGTGAGTTATGGATTGCAAGTATTCACCTCGGCTGGTGAAGTTGTTATTGATGTTTCGGGCCGTTTATTGCGTCCAGTCGGCTTTATAACAATTACTGATAACGTAACAACTAACTATCCGTACCCTGGCATTGTTGATGATGGGACATGGTTTTTAGTTCCCGATGCTATTGGAACAGCTTATACGGCAGGGGCTAAGTTTACTGGATTTGATCTTGCGATATTAACTGGCTTAATATCAGTTACTTATCATGGTGGAAATGCTGGAACAGGGGCATCTATTAAAATATTTATTTACAGGGGGTAGTTTATGTACGGTGTGGAGATACAAAACGATGGAGGCTTTACAAAGATAGATGAGGAAACTGAGCAGTTAGTTGTTGTTCATAGAGGTTCTTTTGGGGTTGGTGGTACATTAAGTGACAATCTTGTTATTGACTTAAGATATACAGTTTCAAAAGCAATTATCTCACCGATAGATTATTCTTCTGATAAATATTTTATGTTGGAAAAGTTTGTATCAGAATTTGTATTTAATATTGATATTGGTTATGGACTACCATTAATCCCCATGTTTAGAACCGAATTACAACTTTTTGAATTAACTTTAAATTCAGGGGTGGTTAATCATACAAGCCTGACCTATCCTTGTTATTTTATGTTGCTAGCTAAAATATCTGATGTTGAAGCTGTAAACGCACTGAAGCCTCAATCAGATTATGGAATGCGTATTTATAATGATACAGGCGGAACGATATTCTCTAGTGATGAACGATACTTTGAGTTTGATACTGTTTTTATAAAACCTAAAGCGGATTTTTTAAACGAGTCTACTATTGCCTTGCCAGTGAATGCAAAGCGCAACTATATTGACGTAAGTCTTTTTGCAAAAACGCATTATAACGTTGGGTCTACAGAGTATTTTTCTGCAACTCTTGGCAAGTTTTCTAGCAATGAATCAATACAAATCATAGGAAAGTCGTGGGCACAGAATTTTGGCATAAATAACACCAGAACAGACCCGGGCTATATAGAGCAAACATTTTTAATAGGAGCATCAGACATTAATGGATAAATTCGCATTAATCAATCAAACAACAGGTCTTGTTGAATCAATATTGATGCCATCTTCACCGAGTCAATTTGTTGATGGCAATGTTTATGGTGGCTTTAAAGTCATTAAAATACCTGAAAAAATTAGTGATGAAGATGCAAGAAGTATGCACTTAAGCGCATCAGGTAAATCACTGAATGCACACGAAAGAAAAAAACATGAATCTGATAAATGGGACGTATCACAAAAAAAATATGTTCCTGATATTGGTAGCCATGCACAATCTGAGTATGATGCCTTAAAATTTAAGCTTTATCTATTTATAACGAAAACAAGTGATTTTCCCGAATGGAAACAAGCAAATTACGCTGATACAGGGAGTGATCTAGGGTTTAAAGAAATAACTGGAACGATAACTAATGATGAGCAATCTAAGTTAAATAACATTCGTTTAATACGGCAATGGAAAAATACATTATTAGCTGAACGAGACAGGGTTAAAGCTGCTATCTTTTCAGCAAATAACGCGGCTCAAATTGAGTTAGAAGTAAACAGCAT